GGCTCTTGGAGCTCACCGCCGGCGATGAAATCGACGTATGGGCCCGCTACAGCGCGAGCGCTGCTGTCACCGTCATCCGTCAATTTGACTTCCTGATCCAAGGCACGTCGATCGGCGCATGAGCTTCGCCCCGTCGTCTCTCACAGAGCTCGGGCGCTACTGGATCGCGCACGGCGGTGCCATGCTCGGCATCGTCGGCGACGCTGCGCATACGACTGGCTACCACCTGGGCAAGGATCGTATTTATGACGGCACCGGGCCCGGACTCGGCGATGATGACTACAGTGTTCGACTAACGCGGGACTCCAAGGGACTAACGAACGCTGCGAGCGCTATCGACCTTGGCAAGCTGGACGGCACGTACCAGCGGCTATACGACTTTTCGCGTTGGCTGGTAACGCAGTGCCAGAACAGCGCACCGGGCACGATCGACATTCGCGAAATCATCTACTCCCCGGACGGCAGCAAAGTCCAGCGGTACAGCGGCGTGGACGGCAAAATCCATACCGGCGAAGGGAACGGCGACGCGTCGCACCGATCGCATACGCATATCAGCTATTTCCGCGACAGTCAGAACCGCGCCAAGGTCGCAGTATTCGCAGCGTATTGGGAAGAGGAGGAGTCCGGTATGGAATGGCGACCGGCGGAGCAGGGGCGCGGCGTGGGCGTCGTAACCGTCAAGGAGGGGCGCGGACTCGTCAACCTTCGGACTGGCAAGGTCGAAGTACCGCTGGATCGCGTACGAAATACCTTCGGCCGCGTCCACCTTGCGGAGCCCTTCGGCGTCGGCGCTGGCCGGCAGGACGGCTACCTGTGCAGCCTGGGCGCGGAGGGGCATATCGCGCTGGACGACGTCGTGGAAACGTTCGTACCGTCAGAGCCTGGTACGGGAGAGCCGGTGACGGTACTTGACGCGGGGTTGTATCGTGTGAGTTGAGTCTGAGAAACGCCACATCATGAAGCCGGTCCAGTCGAGTTTTCTCAGACTCCTCCTGGACCGGCTTCGATTAGATTGGAGAGTCTGAGAATGGACGTCGACCGACTAACGGCCGCATGGTTGAACCTATGGGGCGGATCGCCCGATACCGATATTGACGACGCGACCGTGTGGCTAGCGCGCGAGCTAATGCTGCGACTCGCAGTGGAATATTTGGAGCTCTCCGGTGAGCGCTGATACGACGCTCATCCTGTGGTTCCTCGGCATCCTCGCAGTGTTCGCGTACTGCGTTTGGCAGATTGAGTCGACGGTGCGCGATGTGTAGCGCAGCGGATGATCCAACGCAGCACGACGCCATGAGCATCGACGTAGAGGCGCTGGCGAAGTGGCTGGAGGATCGGCTAATCCCCGGCGTGACCTACACCCGTGAGTACATCGTCGGAGCCGTCCGCGAGTACGCCCGCCTCGTCCCCGCCGAGGATGAGGCGGCACGACTTCGGACGCGGCTCGGGAAGGCCCTGTTAGAGGATATTCCTGCGGCCTATGAGGCTGGCAGGACCGCTGAGGATGAGGGGTGGTCTGGTCCGTGTGTCGAATGCGGCTGGTATCGGAACATCTGGCCGGAGGACTCGACGGCTCGTGCTGCGGCGCTACAGCGGCATCGTGCCCACGCCGGCCATGACTGACGCCACGTTCGCCGGCACGCTGCCGGCCATCCAGCGGACGCAGGATCATCGGTACATCTACCAGGGCGTCACGTACCCCGGCGTGACGTCGGCGCTCGGCGTGCTCGACAAGAGCGGCGCGCTGATGACCTGGGCGGCGCGACAGACGGCGGAAGCTGCCGTTAGCCTGTTTGAGGGTGGCGACCCCGATACAGAGCCGGTCGGCTATACGCTGTTGCAGACTGTCGGCCGCGATGGCGTCATCAAGGCCGTGACGTCCCGTGCCAATTGGCAGCGTGATGAAGCGGCCGCGCTCGGTACCGCGGTCCACCATTGGGCCGATCAGCACATCCAGGGGCTACCGCTCCCCGTACAGTCTGATACGGCGAAGCTGTACACCGACCACTACGCAGAGTGGTGGCAGCGGAGCGGCTGGAAGCTGCGTCTATCGGAAGCGGTCGTGATATCGCCGGCAGTGGACGGGGTGCATGAGGGATACGGCGGAACGCTGGACCTGCTGTGTTACGACGCCGATGGCAGGACAGTGCTCGCGGATATCAAAACGGGCAAAGGCGTCTACCGCGAAGCGATCCTGCAATTGGCTGCGTACAGCATGGCGCAGTACGTTAGCAAGATGGGCGCGGCGGAAGTCTACGAGATGCCGCTAGTACAACGGCACGTCATCATCCACGTTACGCGCGATGGAGTACGGGAGGTTGAATTATCGATTGGAGCTCGTGAGTGGGCCGCATGGTGGTCCTGTCTGGACCTGTACCGCTGGACTGAAACTGTGAAAGGGAAGCTGTGACGATTCCCCCGCTTAGGATTGGAAGGTAAATCGAATGGCGAAGTACACCGAACGCGCCGCGGGCGTCTATCCCGCGACGTTCGTTAAGCTGGACGAAAACTACGAAATCACCGACCGCGAAACCAAGGAACAGGTGATCCGTTGGCGCTGGGTATTCCAGGACGTCAGCGACCCCACGACGGCGGGGGAGCTCGATACGCTCTCTTCGCCTGGCTTCCGCCCGCGATCGAACGGGCTGAAGTTTCTGACCGGCATGCTGGGCGGTCCACCGCCGGCCGACTTCGATACCGATACGCTGCTCGGGCAAGTGTTTGACGTGACGTACGGGCCGAACCAGAACGGCACGCTGACCGTTACCAACGTCCTGCAACGGCGAAACCCTACGCCGGTCGCGGCCGGCCTTCCGCCGGTCGACACGACGCCTCCGGGCGATTTGCCCTTCTAGACGACTTCTCGCGGGGTGTACTCTCCGAACGTGCGCGCTGGGCTCTCTTATCCCCCCAAGATGAGTCCAGCGCGCTCGCCCCTCTATCAGAGGACGCAGCATGGACGCTGCTAGCATCGCTGGAGGATCGACAGGAATGACGACTCATGCGGCACGCTTCCAATCCCGCGAAGCGTTCTACGCCGGCGTAGCGGATCAGCGCGCAGCAGCGTTCTACCGCGATCCGGTGATTACTCCGGGCGATCACGGCCGCGCTGACGTGGCGTCGGGACGCATGGCGAAGTGGATGAGGTTCAACGATCCGTCGACGCTGGTATGGGTCGCTGACCCGGAGGGGGTCATGCGGGTGCTGACGCGGAACCAAGCAAACCTGTACGACGTCGTTAGGACCCTATCGGGCAAGGCGATGCGGGTGACGATGCGCGAAGTCGCAGCGGAGCTCCGCGTGGCACCGTCGACGGTCTACCGCGCTGCCGTCAAGCTACAGGCGATGGGCTTTATCGCGTACCAGTCAAACCGCGGCCGGCTGGGCGGGAGCATGTTCATTCTGCGTACCGCAAAGGACGGTCTCGATTGGGCGCGGGAAGCTGCGAAGGCGACCGTTCGCAAGTGGTGGAAAGCCTCGGAGGAGCGCATTTCACGCTTGCGGCGAAATGTTGCGTCCTACTTTCCTGGAAGGGAAGGAGAGCTCTACCCCGTTACCGATACCGTTATCGGTATAGACCGCAACAAATACGCAGAGTGGTCGGTGGACGACTTCCGCGAAGCGGGTCTGATGTGACAGAGAACGAACTAAAGCACGCAGTGCTGGCGATTGCGAAGCGCAACGGTTGGCTTGTCTACCATGTGCCAATGTCGACCGTGAGGGGCTCGCAGGGACGGGGATACCCCGATTTGACGCTAGCGCGTGGGGGTAGGGTGGTCTGGATGGAGCTAAAGCAGGAAGCGGGCAAGCTGACGATGGAGCAGCTGCGTTGGGCAGCTGCTCTGGGCCAGTGGTATTTGATCCGGCCGTCTACGCTGCCGTATGCGGAAGCGGTGCTTGCATGACCGCCCTAGAAGCGCTCTACGTCGCAGCATTCGTCAGCGTCTACGTGCTAGCGCTGCTCATTGGAGCGCTGTACCTGGAGGGTGTCGAGTCGAGAAGGGATGCGAGGCGACGCAATGGCAAGCACTAGCCGTATCCACGCAGGGGGTCATGCGCTACGCATCGCTCGTACTCGACTGCTGCGGGAGTGGCGTCTAGCGCAGCAAGTGCCGTACTGCTGGCGCTGCTCCGATCCTATCGACGTCACCCTGTCGGGACTCCATCCCTACGGCGCTACCGTGGGTCACATCACGCCAGTGTCAGCGGGTGGTACCGATGCGTACGAGAACCTAGCGCTAGAGCATCGGCGCTGTAACCTGAGTGCGAGTAATCGCATTCGCCCTCCGCGCGCAGCGATTGTCGAGCCCGTTTTTTTCTACGGCGACGGCGCAGCTCTTCCCCTTCCTTCGCGCGGAACGGTGCCCCTTATGACCGATCCGACCGGAAAGCGCGTCTAGCGTGGCGATCAGCGCCGATCGTCCCCAGGACGTTGGCAGACCACACCGCAAGAGCAAGGAGCAGCGGCGATTAGGAGATTTGACCGCTCGGTATCAGCGCGTTATGCGACGCGATCTGTTCGACGTGCTGCAATCGCTGGAGACGAGTACGCATATACCCGTTGCGGAGCGTGAGAAGCGCTGGAGGCTTGCGATCGTCCTGGCGCGGGAGCTCGGCAGCGATATCGACCCGCCGTCGAAGGGTAAACCGACGTCAATCGCCACGGTCCCGCATGACACTGCTGAACCTGAGTTCTGACGTCTGGGTGCCTGTCGGCAAATTCACGCCCGCAGCGGCGCAGCTCGCAGACAGCCACTACTCGCGGCGCAGGGTCGGTAGCCCACAATTTATGCCGCCTGGACAGACGCTGGTACTGCTCACGCCGGATGAGAGTGCCGTATTCGGATGGTGGCGACCGCATCCCGATAGCGGGCTAGTGGCGATGAATGGCCTAGACGGATGGACATGCACGATATTTCGGAACACTGGACCGCAGCTATCCTCGCAGCTCATCCTCGCGGCGGAGCGCGAGCTGCTAGGCCGCTACGACTGCGGGCCAGACGGTCTAATCACGTACGTATTCGACCGCAAGGTGGCGTCCGTCAATCCTGGGTACTGCTTCAAGGTCGCCGGCTGGAGCGTTACGGGGCGCTCCGCAGACGGTCGGAAAACGCTATTGCAGAAGCGTGTTAGCACCTAAGCCGGACGCGCTGCCGGCCCCGCGCTGGCAGACACCGTTACCGGAGGGCATTACCAAGTCGTATGGCGGTTACGTCATCGCGTACGCGCGGCACGTCTTGGGGCTGGAGCTCGACGCGTGGCAGCGTAAGGCGATCAACCGCGCGCTAGCGCACGATCATTCGGGCCGGCTGGTACACCGCATCTATCTAATCAGCGTGGCCCGTCAGAACGGCAAAACAGGACTGGTCCGCAGTCTGATCGGCACCGCCCTAACGTCCGATTGGCCGTTGCCCTGGGAGCACATCGCCGGCATGGCGTCGGACCGTAAACAGGGAATGCTGCCCTATAACGCAGTGCTCGCGGACCTTCGCCCGATGTACCAGCGCGTAGGGGGAGAGGCGCGAGGCGGTCTAGCGCTGACGCGGTATCTGGGTATCCGCTCCGCGATGCACGGGCGCTCCAGGGAGTACAGCGTCTATTCAAAGGAAGCACGCGACGCCATCCGCGGCGCTTCGCTCGATTTGATCCTGCCCGATGAGGTTCGCACCCAACGTAACTACGATTTGTGGGCAGCGATCGAACCGACGACGACTGCGCGACCGATGCCCCTGATCGTCCCGACGTCGACGGCCGGCGACGATCGCAGCGTTCTGCTACGGGACTGGTGGGAGCGTGGCCGGCGGATCATCGACGGTGCGGAGCCGGCGCAAGGCTTCGGTATGACGTGGTACGCCGCAGACGATGACCTGGCAGACCTACCGCACGACGATCCGCGCTTCCGTACCGCGCTCGAACAGGCGAACCCGTCATTCGCCGAAGGCAGGATAAGCGCAGAGGCGATCCTAGCCGGCGTCGCGAACAGCACCGGGCCTAGCATGGTTCGCGCGGAGCGTCTAAATTTGTGGACGGACGCCGCCGACGAATGGCTACCGCCGGGACTCTGGAGCGCGCGCACGGGCCCGCAGCCGGCCAATCTAGACGGCGTCCGCATAACGCTTGGCGTGGATACCGTTCCGTCATGGCGCAGAGCGACCGTCAGCGTCGGTATCCTGCATGACTCCGGTGCCTGGGTCGGTATCGCCGGCGAGCTCGACAGTAGCGCCGGCACGATCGACCCCAAGGACGTCCAAGATATGGTGGAGAGGCTATGTCAGAAATGGTCGCCGGCGATGGTCGGAGTATCTGCGTCGCACCCCGTGGCACCGTATGTGCAAGCTGCGGGCGCTGCCACTGCTACACCTGTGGTAGCCATGACTCCCCGGCAAATCCGCGCCGCTTCGCAGCTTCTACGCGCGGAGCTTATCGGGCAGCGGCTGAGTCACGCAGAGGATCGGCTGCTACAAATGCAAGTGCGGCAAGCGCGACCGTCGACGGCGATCGAGGGGGATGACTGGTATATCAGCGTCAAAGAAAGCCTGGGCGAAGTGGACGCGATACGCTCCGCTGCCTGGGCGGCGTGGGTCGCGATTTCGCCGCCGGACGATACTGATACTCCGCAAGTGTTCGTTTAGGGATTGACAACGAAAGTGCGTTAGTCCACGATCGGACGCGCATGGGCGTCTCTGATTACTCCAGGGACTTGGGGCCGCTGTTGTGTCCAGCAGCGGCCCCGCTTACTGTCCTGCGTGGACAATGACGCAGCCCCGTTCAATCGGCCCCGCACCATCGGCGGACTGCTCCTCATTTCCGCTGCCGTCGTGCTGTTGGCGATAGATGCGTTCTCAACGAGCTACGCGGTGGACACGATTACCCTTGCTCTTCTGCTTGGCACTGCCAGCGTTCTACTTGGCGTCGAAGGCATTCGGCGCTATCTGGGCGGCCCCGATGCCTGACCCGCGCTGGTTCGTCTACGCGGTGTGGGGCGTCGGCAGCGTCGTCGTCTGGGCGCTTGTCGTGTCTGATGCGTACGGGCAGTGGCAGATACGCCGGGATCAGCGATCGAAGCGCGAGCTCCTGGCGGCTACGGGACTGTTCTTTACGGCCCTTGGAGCAGCGGCGTCTATTGCGCTTGTGCTCTTCGGGGAGCCCGGAAGCGCACCGCGAACCTTCGCGCTGGCGTTTGCGCTGGGCATGTTCCCCGGAGCCGGCATCGTCATTCTCACCATGCGCAAGGGGGAGCCATGAGCGACACGATCAAAGCGGCCGTTACGTACATCACCGCGGCCGTTATCAGCTTGTCAAGTCTGTTTCTCGCGGTGTGGGTGTGGATGCAACCCGGCGTCGACGGGCGCGATATCGCTCTTATCTTCGGCTTTCTTGGAACGTCGTTTGGCGCGGCGTCGACGTTCCTGTTTCTCGGAGAAGCTCGTACAGCGCAAGCTCGGGCGACCGAACGGGCCGCGGCAATGACACCCGGAAGCGGAGAGGTACCAAATGGCGACTAGCAAGGCACCGTCAGCGGCAAAGCTCGGCAGCGCACCGCCCGACGCGCGAACCAAGATTGACGGCGAACTCGCGGACCTGAGCGTTGAACAGGGGAAGCTCCTGGACGCGCAGTACACCGCGAAGGTCGAAGCACTCAACGCGCGCATCGCCGAAATGAATAAGGCGAGTGGGAAAGCGTAAGCACTCGCGACCGGAGAAGGGGGTAGCGGTAGCGTCCCCTGCGAGCTCCTATCACGACTTTGACGTCTCGGGACTCCTGGGCCATGACTCTACGTACGTAATCAACGTCTCGGAGCGCGTGGCGCTCGCGGTGTCGACGTTCTACGCATGCGTGCGGACGATTGCGGACCTTGTCAGCGATGGCGACGTCCAGGAAATGAAGGGCACCGAAGTGCTCCCGCCGTCGCGGATCGTGCTACGTCCGATGGTGGGCCGGCGTCCGAACATCGTGACACGGCGTACGTGGCTCTGGCTCGCGGCCGCGTGCTCCGCGGTGTACAACGGGTTCTACCTGCACGAACGCGGCGGGCGCGACTCCGACGGCGTGCCAATGAGTCTCGTACCGATCGCCCCTCCGCGGATTACGTTCGACTCTGAGGAGTGGCGGCTGGACGGTAGCGTCATCAACGGCGAACATCTCTTGTACGTTCCGCGGGCGTCGTGGCCGATGACCGACATTGACGCCGGCAGCACCGTCAAGCTTGCGCGTGACGCGATCGCCGCAGCGTGGGCGCAGCAGTCGTACAGCGCGGATTTCTGGCAAGCCGGCGGACCGCCGGTCCTGGTCATTACGACCGATCAGGCACTGTCCAAGGATCAAGCCGTAGAGCTCCGCGACCGCTACGCAGAGCAGCGCGCGGCTAATCCCGGTAAGCCGGCCGTTATCGGGCGCGGCGGTCATATCGAACCGCTCGGCGCGGACCTGTCGGGCGCTGGCGCAGCGGGTGCGGGGGAGCGTACCGACCGCGCTATCGCGCAGTACCTGGGCGTTCCGGCGTGGCTCGTCAATGTGTCGCACGCGGCCGGCAGCATGGTCTATCAGAATGCAGCGGCCGCGGGTCTCGACTTGGTCCGCTACAACCTACGACCGGGGTACTCGGGACCGATCGCCGACGCGTGGTCCGAATTCCTGCCGGGTGGGTATCTGACTGGTCGGCGCGTCCACATCGGACTCGATCACTTGACTGAGGGTACCGTCCTGGAGCAGTACCAAGCGTTTGCGATCGCGACCGGCGGCAAGTCCTGGATGCTGCCGTCCGAAGTGCGCAGCAAAACGCATATGCCGATTGATATGACGCTGGACGATCAGGGCACGCCGGCACCGGCGATCGAGAGTATCCCCGCGGAGGAGACGGCGAATGCCTGAGAACGAATATCGGACCTTCGACGGGGGCAAAGTCGAAGTTACTGACGGCCGCAATATCAGCGGCTATGCGTACCGCTGGGGCGAGCTCTCGCGCAGCGGCACGGCGCAGAGCGGCGGGCTCCGCGAAGGCTTCGAACGTGGCGCGTTCGCTGACGCGATCAAGGAACGCGGTCCGCGACCGTGGCCGCACCTGGACACGCATTACGACAAAGGTGGTCGCAGCGTCGGCGGTATCCAATTCGCGGAGGATGAAATCGGACTCCGCTACCAAGGGCGACTGCTCGACACGCCGGAAGCGCGCAGCTATGCGGCTGCGGTGGTCGATGCCGGCATGGATGAAGTGTCGCTGGAAGTCTTTGTCGCGGGGGAGAAGTCAACACGGCAGGGGGATGCCGTCATCCATAAGAGCGTGCGCAGGATTGGCGCACTAGCCGGCGTGCCCTATGGCGCTTTTGCCGGTGCCACTGTCGCGGTTCACGCAGACACAGGAGGGCCACAAGTGCCGGAAGATACAGTCGAGCTCAATGCTCGGATCGACGCGATCGACGCGCGGATCAAGGCGGGACCGGTCCCGCTGACAGAAGCGCAGACGATCGAAATTGCCAAGCGCGTCAGCGAAGAGGTCGGACGCAGCTACGCCGAGACGTTCGGACAGGCTGCACCGAAGCACGCACTGGCGGGCTTCCACACCCTGGGCGAAATGATGGTCGCAGCCTACAAAGGCGACGTGCCGTCCAACTTTGTCCAGGAGTCGGAGAAGCTCTTGCGCTACGCGCTGGATGACGTCGTCAGCACGTCTGGCGTCAACGCTGCGCTGCTCACGAACAATCTGACGGTCCGCGAAGTGGCCGGCATCGTGTCCCGCGGCCGTCCGGCGATCACGGCATTCGGCGGGCCGGCACCGATCGGTGACGTCGGTATGTCGGTCACGTGGCCGTACTTTGACGGCACGCTGACTGACTTTGTCGGCGCGCAGTCTGCGCAGAAGGCCGAAATCCTGAGCTCCCCGCTCGATATCAAGCTGGGCACCGAAGCGCTCGTCACGTACGCCGGCGGCGCGGATATCGCGTTCCAGCTGATCCGGCAGGGCGATCCGTCAGTGCTCGATATCTTCGGGCGGATCGTTCTGACTGCCTGGGGCGTCGTGACAGATGCGGCGTTCGTCACAGAGCTCGAAAGCGGCAGCGTTACATCGGACTTCGCCGAAGCGCTTAGCGGCGTTGACGCGACCGAATTCAAGAACCTTCTGATCGACGCGAGCATCGCGGTCCAGACAGCGACCGGCCGGCCGGCGGAATTCGTGCTCGCGAGCTCTACGGCATTCGCGCAATTCGCGAAGCTCTTGACGCCGGTCACGACGCTTGCGAACACCGGCGTCGGCACGACGGATATCCCGTCGCTGCGTGTCAACGTCGGCGGACTGCCGATCATCCTCACGCCGTCAGTGACGGCCGGCAAGCTCATCGTGAGCAATACGCTCGCGGCGCGCTGGCATGAGGCGGGGCCGTTCTACATCACGGCGACCGACGTGGCGAAGATCGGACAGAATGTCGCCTGGTGGAGCATGGGCGCGGGCGCGCGCTACATCCCCGCCGGCATCATTGAGATGTACGACGTCACGCCATAACGATGGCAGCCCCGTACGTCACCGGGCCGGAGATTACGGCAGCGGTCGGGAACGCATCCCCGTCCGCTGCCGATATCGCCTGGGCAGCGAAGTGCGCGGCAGCGATCGAGGCGATCATTACCGATCGCCTCGATGGTGCTACGCCGTCCGCTGACCTGGAAGCACGGTTGCATGTCGCTGCGGAGCTTGACGGTGCCGCGCTGTACCTGACGCGGGACGCTCCCCAGGGCGTCTACAACGTCGGGGTAGACGGCACCGCGATCCGTATTGGCAGCTCGCAATCGCGGGCGCTCGATAACGTCTTTCTACCGGGCATCGCATGACGACGTTTGCCACGGCACGAGGGGAGCTCGTCACAGCGTTCGCCAGTGTCGGCACGGGCGCGACGTCGGCCGTTGGTCGACTTAATCCGCCGTGCGTCTATATCGCCGGCGACGGTGCCGACACAACGCACGTACTCCGAGGAGCAGTGGAGTCCACGTGGCGTGCCGTGCTCGTCGCCGGCGCACCGGACAACGCAGCGTCAGCGGGGCAGCTTGACACGCTGAAGCAAGCCGCTATCGCTGCGCTGCGCAATCTCGCCGGCTGGCAAGTGGCGTCGTTGGGGCGCGATGGGGTACGCACCTTCGGCGGCAACGACTATCTATCCGCGGAGCTTCGCGGCGTCCGCATGATCGACTTGTAGGAGGATCACCGTGGTCGCAAGCAATCCGCAGCTACTGAAGGTCATTACGTTTGTCCTGGGGTCGACAGACTTCAGCATGGACGTGCTCGACGTCGAAGTGGTCGCCACTCCCGGTGACGGGCAGAAGGTAACGACGCTCGACGGGATCACGCATCAGGACGTGGCGGCACCGTCGTACGGTCTGCGCATCCGCGCCGTCCACGATTGGGACACCGTTCGTCCAGGGCTCGCGTACTACCTGTTCAATAACGAAGGGGACGAAGTCGCGTTCCGCTTCCGTCACAACACGTCGGCGATCAGTACGACGAACCCCGAAGTGCAGGGTAACGTCAAGCTTGTGCCGATCAGCTACGGCGGAAACGGAAACGAATTCGCTGAGTCCGAAGTGGTCCTGCCGATCAACGGGACGCCGACACTCGACACGACGCCGTAACGATGGCCGGCACTAAGCCGGGTATCGAAGTCGTTGGAGGCTCGCAGCTCCGCAAGGCTTTCAAGCGGCTTGGCGATCGGGCGGATGACCTGAAAGCGCTGCATGGCAGCATCGGCGAAATGGTCGCCGAGACTGCGCGCAGCATCGTGCCCATTGGCAGCGATGAGGATGGGCACCTACAGGATACGATCCGTCCTAGCCGGCGTAAGACGGGAGCGAGCGTTTCCGCGGGGTCACGGGCGCTGCCTTACGCCGGCCCTATCCACTTCGGATGGCGGGCGCGGAATATCGAACCGCAGCCGTTCCTGTACGACGCTCTGGACGATCGCCGGGACGACATCATCGCGCGCTACGCTGACGGCGTGGACGATATGGTTCGCCGTTTCGACACTGAGGCACCGGACTGAATGGAGGGAACCAATGGAGTACGCAGAAATCACCCTCGACGTGTCAACGCTGACGCTTGGCGAAGCCTGGGCAGCGGAGCGGGAATCGGGCGCGACGCTGCAGCAGATGCTGCGTTCGCAGGCAGCGCGCAAGCTGCTGGCGGTGTTCGTCCACGAATTGAGGAGCTCCGAGAAGCCGCGCTCATGGCAAGAGCTTTCGAACCTTCGCCTACTCGACGGCTCATCCTCGACTTCGCACTCGGACTCGGCTGGCGACCCCGCGACGTCGAACGTCTGACCTTCGGCGAATTGACGTACATCGCCCGTACCGTCCAGGAGCGAGCGCAGCGACGTGGCAAACGCTAATAGCACGATCCGCGTAACCATCATCGGCGACGCGAAGTCGCTGAGTAAGGCCGCCGACACTGCCGAGGGCAGCGTCAAGGGCATGAATTCGCAGCTCCTGAAGGTTGGCGGGATCGTCGCCGGCGCTTTCGTCACGCGCGAAATCGTCGACTTCGGCCAAGCTGCGGTCGAAGAGGCCGACCGCGTCAGCGATGCAGCCGGCCGGATCGAGTCGCAGCTTGGAAGCCTATCGGGGCCGTTGGTCGACGCCGCGGACGGGTTCAGTAAGCTCGGCGCGTCCGAGGGCGACATGCTCACTCTGGAAGCGAAAATCATCGACGTCGGGACCGCGCTCCAGATCAGTGACGATCACTTAGCGACGTTCGCAGACGACGCAGCGTCTACGGCATCGGCGCTGGCACTCATCACCGATACCGACGCAGATACGTGGATGGAGCAAATCGGCAAGGCCGCTGGCGGCTCGGAGAAGGCTCTGCGCGCGCTGGGTATCAGCGTCACCGATGCCGAAGTCGTGACACGGGCGCTCGCGGATACCGGCAAAGATAACGCCGAGTCGCTGACCGAAGGGGAGCTTGCAGCGGCACGGCTCGACTTGGTCCTGGAGAAGCTGAATCCGCGCATCGCCGAGACCGTCACCGGCACCGGCGACCTCGAACAGAAGCAAGCGGAGCTAGCGGCGAAGGTCGAAACGCTGCAAGGCAAGATTGGCGAAAAGCTCACGCCGGCGCTGGAAGGGATGCTCGATTTCGTGCTGCGCGGTATCGAAGGGTGGGAGCTTTTCGGGCTGGCAGTGGAGCAGAACGAAAAGGCGATCCGCGAGCTCCTGTCACCGCTCGCGCGCGCGATCGACCTACTCGGCACGTTTATCAACCTGATCCAGGAATTGAACAAGTTGAACCCGGTAGAAATCATCGGCGGCTTTACCGCACCGTCGCGGACTCCCGGTGCGTTTGGCGGTGGTGTGAATGGCGGTAATCCAACGACGATCAATGTGCAAGGCGGATCGCCGGAAGTTATCGAGCAAGCCGTACGGGATGCCGTCAATATCCTGAATCGGCACGGCGGGTAGCGTGGTCACCGCTTCGATACCGGTAGTCGAGTCGACGCCGGTAGAGCTCCTGGCGGGAAAGACCGTCAGCGAATTCCATACTGGCGTAGCCATCCCGCAG